TTATGAAAATCCTCAGTTCTTAAGAATGAAAGATTTAATGGGTAAATTAGGGTAAAAAATAAATTAAAATAAACTAAAAACAAAAACAAATACTAAAATGGGAGCATTATTAGAATCAGGTCTTGTTGGTAACATTGGGTTAAAACACCTTAAAGTTATCAAAGAAGATACAATCAACAAATGGGACAAATTAGGTTTCTTAGAAGACTTAACAGGTCACTTAAAAGAAAACGTAGCTCAATTATATGAGAATCAAGCGTCTTTCTTAATTAACGAGGCAACTTCAGAAGGTTCAAACGGAGCGTTTGAAACTGTAGTTTTCCCTATCGTTAGACGTGTATTCTCTAAATTATTAGCGAATGATATCGTTTCTGTACAAGCAATGAACTTACCAATTGGTAAATTGTTCTTCTTCATTCCTAAAATTCAAGGATATGATGGAGCTACAGGACAACACTTCTCACCAATCGGTGCAGGTGGTGCAGTTGGTGATGGTTACACAGATGGTAATGAATTCAAGAAAAATCTTTACGATTTATTCTATGAAGGTTCTGAACCAAGTTTAAACCCAGCTGGTTTATTTGATTACTCAAAAGGTCAATTTGATATTATCACAGGTGATACAAGAGTACAAGTATGGTCAGGAAGTGAATTAATTGATGAAACAACTGAATTAAATGGTGCTACAGTAAGAAAAGTTATCATCAAAATGTCAGGTTTTGCAAATACAGGAGCTGGTAAATTAATCGGACCTGATGGTAACGAAATTGATACTGAAACTTTCTTATCTGATTTAGTTATCACTAAAGGTGCTGGTTTAGCAATCTCAGGAACTTCTGCTTGTGCGGTTGAAGCGAATACACCATTATTATTTAGAGTTGTTACACAACAATATGGTAAAGGTATCGTTAATTACGGAAATACTACACAAACAACTTTTTCTTCAACAGGAAATGGTGGTTCTTTCAAAGATATCTGTGACGCTAACGGTTATATCTACTTAGAAGTTGACTTATCTTGTCCGGCTTGTGTTGGATGTGGTGCTGACACTTTAGATGGTTACACAGGAACAACAATCACATCTGCAGCAACAACTACTTCATTCGTCGCAGTTTTCAAACGTTACGCTGAATTAGAATTTGAAGACAAAATTGGTGAGGTATCTTTCGATTTAGAGTCTGTTACAGTTTCTGTTACTGAAAGAAAATTAAGAGCACAATGGTCTCCTGAGTTAGCTCAAGACGTTGCAGCTTTCCATAACATCGACGCTGAGGCTGAGTTAACGGCATTATTGTCTGAACAAGTAGCTGCTGAGATTGACCGTGAGATTTTACGTGATTTACGTAAAGGAGCGGCTTGGAATCTACGTTGGGATTACAACGGATGGAGAAGAGTAAACGGATTAACTACATCATACACTCAAAAAGATTGGAACCAAACTTTGGTAACTGCAATTAACCAATTGTCAGCACAAATCCACAAATCTACTTTGAGAGGTGGGGCTAACTGGATTATCGTTTCTTCTGAAGTTTCTGCAATCTTTGATGACTTAGAATACTTCCACGTATCAAACGCGTCTCCTGAACAAGACCAATACAATATGGGTATCGAAAGAGTTGGTACATTAGCAGGTCGTTACCAAGTTTACCGTGACCCTTACTTCCCTTCAAACACAGTATTGATTGGACACAAAGGAACGTCATTGTTAGATACAGGTTACATCTACGCACCATACGTACCGTTACAATTAACACCTACAATGTATAACCCATTCAACTTCACACCTATAAAAGGTATTATGACACGTTACGCTAAGAAAATGGTTAATAACCGTTTCTACGCACGTATCACAGTTGATGGTGTTCGTACATTCGACTTGAGAGAATTGAGATAATCAATAATTTCATAATATTAAAAGGGACTTCACAGTCCCTTTTTTTGTTTATATGATATTTATAATTAAAGAAAAATTAATATGAAAAATTTATTTGAAATAGATAATAATGAGATTAATCGAATATTATCATTACACGAAGAAAGTACAAAAAAACAATATCTGAATGTAATCTCAGAAGCTTCATTAACCGATACCCAAAAACAACAAAGAGCCGAAAAATGTGGCCATAAAAATTGGGCAGCTTACGAAAAGGGTAAAAATGGGGTAAAATGGAGTTGTACCCCTAAAAAAGACGCACAAACTTTTGCGACTCAAAACATTGATTTAACAAAACAAATACAAACATCATTAGGTACAACATCAACAGGTCAAGTAACAGACACCGATTTAGACCAAATATTAACAAAATTAACTAAATAATATTATGAAAAATAGATTTACAATCACTGAAAGTGAAAAAAAAAGAATTTTATCATTACACGAACAAATAACAAGTACCAGTGAGAAACCTAACCCTGTGACGCCTGTAGTTGCTACGACAGTGAATGCCGACATCGTTAAAGGTCTTCAGACAATGAAAACAACCACACCCGCTTACGCAACGACAATTGATATGGCAATTAAATTGTTAACTAGTCCCACCGCACCACAAATATCTAAAACATCAACACCTGATGATATTTTAAAGCTCATAACACCATTATTCCCTGACCCAACAATTTTAGAATTTGTTAAGACGGCAATAACGACCGCAGTTCCATCAATGATATTCCCCAAAGTAACACCTCCTGTTGTTGCTTCAACACCTGTACAATTAGGTGTTAAGAATCCAAAAATAGTAACAATTCAGACTTTATTAAACACTAAATACCAATCAGGTTTAACCCCCGATGGTAAGTGGGGTCCTAAGACCGCTGCAGCAATTAAAGCGGCATTCGATAAAATAGGTTTAACTAAACCTGAGGCCCTTAAACCTGCTGAAGGTGAAGTTAAACCCGGAACTGAAGTTAAACCTGCTGAAGTTAAACCTGCTGAAGTTAAACCCGAAACTGAAGTGGCGTCATCAGGTAGTGGTGAAACCGTTAAAGTTGGTGGTAGCACAATTTAATAAAATTAATTATTCAGTAATTTCGGGTCTGTGTAATAATCTTATTGATTTTGAGATTATTTCACATTCCCCAAGTGAATATATACCATTTTGATATGCAAAATTAACGGCTTGTGTTAAATAATATATGGCTGTTTTTTCATCCATCGTTGTAATCATAACTTCAAGATGACCATCAGTTAATAATGGTATTGTATTAAAAAGTTTTCCGTATAATTCTTGTTCTTCCATAATAATTAATATTTATAAAAATATAGTAATGAAAAATAACAAAATCCATATTAATGAAGCAACTTCCGATAGTGGAGGTGGTAGGGGTTCTTATATCGCGCCATTACAAATGGGGGTAAGAGAATTCAAAGATGTTGATATGCAACCATACACAATATCCGTTTCAAAATATAATGACGCAATGTTAGAGTATGATAGTTATGATGGTAAAATGTCTTTACCTAAAAAACAAATTAATAAAATAGAAAAGAAAGCAAAGAAAACTTCTAACTACATTAAAAACCATCCTTATTCGACATTTAGTGATGAAGATGGGAATGTTATTAATCAATATCCAGGTAAAAAAACAAAAATAGTACCAATAAAAGAGGCCGATACATCGACAAGTGCTGGTGAATATACAGGACCAATAGAACTTGGGATGAGGAAATGGAGTTCAAATTATTTAGAACCTTTTACAGAATTTGTTAATACCGAAATTAACCATATAAAAGTGAAAAGTTCAACAAAAAATAATGTTAACAGAGTTGTTGGTGTTTGGGAAAAGGATAAAGATGGTTCTTATGATGTTGATACCCATAAAGTCCACACGATTAAAGAAAACAATTCTAAAAAGAAAATTGTTAGATTATCCGAAAGCGACTTAATTCGAATTATTAAAGAAATCATTAACGAAGAATTAAAATAAAAAAACCCCATATTAACTATGGGGTTTTTTGTTATTCGTTTTCTAATTTTTCAGAAACGTTTTTTAATATCGTGGATAAAGAATAAACTATTTGTGACATCATATCACTTTCATACGTTTCTCTTATCAATTCTGTTTTATCATCATACATCCTTGAAATTCTTGCGAAGTCTCTTTCGGGTAAAGTAACATCGTAATGATAAACGTGATTCGTTATCGTTATTTTTCTATCATCAAGAATTATGAATATTTTTAATACGTCATTCTTAATGTACCTTTTTCCTGACCTAGGAGCGATTAAAAACTTCGAGTTGTGGTGTTTTATCAGTTTATAACAGATAGCCTTACAAATCTTATCATTCTCCGTTAATTCTTGACCTTCCTTAGTAAAACTATATTTACCAATTAAGAGCATTCTAACATACAATCTCTTTACTAACCTTTTAAAAAATTTTCCCATAGTCTTTATTTGTTTCCACAAAGATATACAAACTTCTTTATTAAACAAAAAAAAAGGGGAGTTATTTAACCCCCCTTTTGAATAATTAATATTCATCATTAACTATAAACCCCGTTTTGTCCGCCTAGTTCAACTAGATTCATCTGAGTAACAGTACCACCCGTTAAATCAGAAAATACAGGATGTGACGGGATTACCGTTATCGTTTCACCACTACATCCAATAATACAAACAGTTGTCTCCGTATTTGCACTTACATTTCCCATTTTCTTTTTTTTTATTTATTTATTTTTATTTAATCTAGAAATTTAACATTAACCACTTGAAACTTGATTTGACGTTTGTATGTGTTAATTTCCCCACTACTCATAACTTTAAGGTCAACGTAGTATTCATTAGGGATTTTATCTCTGGTGTCAAACATAAAGTAATACTCATTTGGTGTTCGACTAATTTTAGTCCAATCCTGAACCTCAACTTCTGTTTGACCTTCTCGAACATAAATTCGATAGTAAGCATCAACTTTTTGTAATAATTTTTGTGTTGAGAACGCTTGTTTAATTATTACACCCACTTTACGGATATCCGTATTATAGATTTTCTCGTCTTGTTTTAAACCATAGAAATCAAAACCATAAAGTTTAGTTTCTGATGAGGTTGTTGAACCAATTTGAATTGAATTTTTAATTGGTTGAATTGTAAATTCATTAATAACATCCGGTAAATGAAATCCGTTAAGGTAAACGTTCGACCATTTATCTGAAAATGTACAGGGAGTTTTATACCCAATTAATGCCGGTATTGTTATCTCATAAACACCTTT